CCATCATCACGTCTTCGATGATGTTGTGGGTCTGCATGAACGCCACGCGCTTCGGATCGCGCAGATCCCGCTCGCTCATGCCGCCCTTGCCACCGTAGTAGTTCCAGTCGGTCACAAGGATATGGCCGACTTCGTGGTCGATAAACCCGCCGATCGCTGAAAGGAAATCCGGCGATGCGTTATCCGGGATGTTTGGAATGTTGACTTCTTCCGGGATCCTCGTGCGCGGATTGGTTCGCACATATGCCTGCGAACCACGCTGCGTCACGACAAGACCCTTACCGGCGAGCAGAGGAACAAGCTTTTGGACTACCTCGCGCAGTTCAATGATATCGCGGTTCATGCTTCGCTAACTCCTTGAGATAAGTAATCTATTACTTATGTTTACGCTCAAAATGAACGGAGAACTACAGGCTTCAGATTGAAGGGAAGAAGTGCCTTTGCATTGTCGCCCATCGCCGGAATGACGATGTGGATATTGCCGTGCTCAGGATGCTTGCCTGAGTAAATCGTGCAGCCGTTCATAACCTCTTCCTGCTTTTCTTCCAGCTCGAATGACATCATGTAGGCGTCTTCGTTGGTCATGGAGAGATTGCGCAGGAAAGGAGTCGGGTTGATCATAGCGTCATTCCTCGAAGGTGGTTAAGTCAGTGATTACTTACTTCCGGCGCAAAAAGAAGAGCCTGCTAGGGTTATAGCAGGCTCTCTAGGTGAACCGCGTCAGATCAGGAGCGAGCTATCCGAAGAGGGCAGCCAGCTTCTTTTCTCTGTCAGGTGTGAGTGTTGGCGTGTCTTCGCCGGATGCGTCGCGGATAATCGCCAGGATCTTCTTTTCGACCGGCGAAATACCGGACTCGATGATCGAGGTAAGAACCCGAACGGACGCATCATCGTAGAACTGAGTCAAGGCAATCTTGAACAGGTCGAGAGCGTCGATATTCAGCGCTTTTGCCATGGCCGGAACGCGATCGAGGGCAAGTTTCACATGCCCGAGCTTGAGCATGGTGATCATGTTCTGGTTCTTGTAGCCGACAGCCTCTGCGATCTCTTTCTGAGACTTTGGAGACTCCATCAGCTTCTTAAATATGTAGTTGGAAAACCGTGAAGGTGTTCCTGTTTGGGTTGTCATTATTCATCCCCTAGATTGCGGCTCTTTGTGTTTCATTGCGTTTCTCGCTTTGATGTTTGCACTTATAGCGTGAAGCGAATGGGAACGTCGCGGATGCTGTGAGACCATACTAAAAAAAATAAGTCAACAATTACTTATTTTCTGGACTCCCGATCCTGGCTTCTTTAGGAGCCTCGCGCAGACTGATATTTCGAATAGTTCCATAATTCACGTTATGCGATCATTCTTCGGAGCCTTCAACCCTGTGTAGCATCAAACTTTAGGGGTTCACAAATCAGGAGAATCGGGCAATCACTAGCGATGTAATAGTTTGAATGAGTCGGAAGTTTGAGCATGGGCATCCAGGCAGAGATAACACCGTCAGAGAGATATCGAGTCAAGCGCGAGGCGCAAGGCGAGAAACAGGTTCTTTTGTGGATTGAGAACCGTTTGACGGCACGTTTGGACGAGATGATCAAGTCGGGTGAGTTTCGCAATCGGTCTGAGGCCGTCGCGGCTGCCCTGAACAAGTTAATTGAGGAAAGAAACTAAGGGCTTAAACGGCTGAAGGCCCCAGGACGCCAATCCTAGAGCCTTCAAAATTAGATAGTGACCGTCGGGACACCAGAGCCTTAGCAACTCCGTTATCCCGAATCACCGCTGATTTGTCAACGACCTTATTGAGTCGATGGCGAAGCTGTGCCCGGAAACGAGGGATAATGACCAACGCGCAGTCGTCCGGCTGGCGAGGGCTCAAACCAACGCTGCCAGCGCTGATTGAGCCAGAAGTAGCCGACAAGAAAGATCTATTCGAAGCCTCGCACATGGCAGCGCGAGTCCTTCACCTTTCATCAAATGCCAGGTTCGTTCTTGATCAGCTCGTCGGATGTTACCGGGGCGAACTCGTAGAGGGTCGAATCCTTGTCTGGCCCTCCAACGAGTTCTTGTGCGAGCGCACAGGTATTCCGGAGAGGTCGGTTCGCTACGCCCTTGCTCAGCTGATTGCCGAAGGCGTGATCGCTTCGAAGGATTCGGCCAATGGCAAACGGTTTGCTCAGCGGTCAGCCCAGGGGCAGATCATTCGGGCATACGGCTTCGACCTTTCCCCTCTCCTAGCGCGCCTGACCGAGTTCCAGGATCGGCTCGCTGCCATCAAAGAAGCAGAGCGCGAGCGGTCACTGGCTTTCGATGAGCTAACGATCAATCGCAGAGCGGCCCAGGAAGCGCTCAGGACGCTTGCAGAGGTTTATCCCGAAACAGACATCGCTGATTTGACGGCGCGCGCTCTTGAGCTTGTGAGAGTCACGCCGAGACGTTCGGCAACGGGAGCGGCCGATAGCGCCCGCGATGCCTGGAAAGCGATCAGAGACGAGGCAGAAAGTAGATATTATGCCGCCTCTGCCGGCAATTCTTGCCGTCACAAAGACAACAACAAATATGCCCCTGACCAGTCTTGTAACAACGGCTTTGAAGATGTGAGGGAGCCGGAACGGCCGCGTGTAAGCCTGAATGCCGGCGATGTGACGAGAGCCTGCCCGGATGCGATGGAGTTTATAGGCGAGGTGCGCAGCGACCGCGATCTGATTATGGGCGTGTCGCGAATGCGGGGCGCTTTTGGGGTGTCGCCGTCGGCCTGGGAGGAAGCGGCCCGCGAAATCGGGGCGCTGGGCGCGGCTGTCACGCTCGTTTACGTGGTTCAGATGCAAATGCGGCCCGCGCCGGGATCAGATCCAATCAAAAACGCGGGCGGCTATTTCAGAGCGCTGGTCCGTCTCATCCGAAGTGGACAGGTGGACCTGGCGAAGGAGGTTGCACGATTGCTAAGGGGCTAGTCCCAGACGATCGAGGGGTCGTGCTCGGCCTGGCGCTGGTCCCAAGCCTTTTCGGCAAGAGTGTCTTCCGCGGCCGACAGAGCATCCGAGCCGAAAAGAACACGAAGCTTCTTAACCTCGAACTGAGCGGCCATTCGGACGCTTACGTCGTCGGAGCGGAGATCGACGAGGGTCTTTTCGATCCTCGCCATTGCTTCATCGGTGACTTCGGCCTTCATCAGAGAGGCTCGAACTCGATGCGGTTGACGTCGGCCAACTTTGCCCAGAAGCGGCGCTGACCGGAAGGCCAGGAGCCTCCCTTCTTTACCGGCATCAGCTCCTTCATGGGCGAGTCGCCGATGAAGAAGGTCAGGCTCGAGAACTCGGAAGCGCCCTTGCGGATATAGACACGATCGACGGTCAGTTCCGTGCTCTTCGGGAAGGTGACGGGAATGCTCACCTCGCTCAGGGCATCAAAACTGGCGCGGAGTTCCTTACTTTCCGCTTCAAGTTCAGGAGTCGGCCACTCATAGATGAAGCCCATCCACGGCTGCGTGGACCGCTTGCGCACCATCTGCTTTTCGCTGACCTTGATTCGCTCCCAGAGATCAGCGCGGGTCTTTGCGGCCGCGATGGCGATCGGGTGCTTGTCGAGGTCGAGGGCCTGCCAAATCGCCCCATTGCGGCCGGCATGCCAGAGCGTGAACGTCCAGTCTTCGGTCAAGCGAAGCTTATCGCCGATATCGGGAATCCAGAGGCGCATTACGCAGCCTCCTTCGTTTCGACTTCGCCGTCCTTGTCGTCACGGAAGCGAATGGCGCGCGGGTGACGGAGCGATCCGTCCGGCGTCACTTCCATAAACTCGACTTCGAGGAGCCGGGTGAGCAGATTGGTCGCGCCGAGATTCTTAGCGCCCTCATAGTCGAAGAAGCGGCCCTTAAAGCCTACCTTCGGATCGACTTCGATAATCGCCGCATCGAGTTCCCAGAGCTTCCAAAGCTCCTCGCGATCTTCGTCGGAGAACCCGCCGCCCACGCGGACCTCGACGCCCTTGTGGTCGACAATCAGACCGCCCAGGATATTCTCATACTTGGAATGTTCCTGGCCGTTGTAGATACCGATGATCGGCAGATCGAGCGTTTCTTCCGCCTTGAGCTTCATCCAGGCGTGGGACTTCTTCTTCTCGTAGAGAGCGTCAGGATCCTTGATGACGACGCCTTCGAGAACCTTGGGCTTGCCGGTTGCCTTGTCGATCGTCTTGGTCAGCAGCAGCTTTTCCTTCTCCGCATCACCGCGAGCAAGATACTTGGCAAGCGTCATCGAGCGGGCGCGTTCAAACAGCGCCTGAACCTCGTTGTCGTCGTTGACGAAATACTGCGGGACGATCTGGATCGCTTCACTGCCCTTGGAGTTACCGAGCACTTCCTTGGCGAGCTTGACGAACTCAGCCAGCAACACGCGGCGAACCTTCAGCGGCTCACCAACGGCACCAGGCGCGTCGAATTCCTCGTAGGTCATAATGTCATAAAGGTGCAACTCGGCGCCGAGAGCGTCTTCGTCCTTGCGCCGGAATGCGCCGGTTTCCTCAAACAGCGTCATCATAGCTTCGCCGTCGAGCATGAAGTTGAGGCTCGAAAGCTTGCCCTCCCGGTCGCCAATCAGCACCTTCCTCAGCTCCTCGCTGCCCTTCTGAGCGGCGTAAGCTGCAGACCTGATCACGAACGGCACGAGGAAGTCGAGCGGCGCGACACGATTACCCGTGCGCGTGAAGAAGCCACCGTTACCGTCCTTCGACAGGAAGGTGTTGCGGTTCCCGTCGAGCTTGAACTCGCCCTTCATAGTCTTCTTCATTCGCTTGGCTTCGTAGGACTGTGCCCGCTGGACCGAGAAGACCGGGATCAGGCCAGGCATTGCCTGGTTGATAGTATTTGCAGCGATTCCGCACTTGAGATCCTTGAGCAGGATCAGGAACAGAAGACGCTGACCGTCTTCGTTGAGCGCACCCATGACTTCGCCGATTTCGCGTTCAGCTGCCATGCCGGTCAA